CCAAGACAAGGTCGGCCTGCGGGTCAGCGCCGAACTGGACCGCAGCGATCCCGACGTCCAGGCCATCCTGCCGAAGATGCGCCGAGGCGACCTGGACGAAATGAGCTTTGCCTTCCGGGTCACAAAGCAGGAGTGGAGCGACGACTACCTCGACCGGACCATCACCGAGGTGAACCTGTCCCGAGGTGACGTGAGCATCGTGTCATTCGGTGCAAACCCGACGACGGTGGCCGCCCTGCGCGCCGCCCTCGCCGACGAGGACGTGCGGGCGCAACTGTTCGCCGAACTTGATGAGCAGCGGGTCCTGACCACAGCGACCAGCGACGAGGCCGAGGCCGACGAGGTTGAGGCTGCACCTGTTGAGGTCGTTGACGACCCGCTGCCGCCCGCCGCTGAGGCCGACGTCGACGAGCTCGACGACGGCGACGATGAGGAGCGTGGTGAGGGGTTGACGGGTTCTGTCCCGGCCATCACCTACCATTTGACTCAACTGGTTGACCGGCGACTGCCGGCTTGACCAAACAACCTGCCCGTCCCTAACCCGGCGCCCGAGGCGCTGCGTGCATACCAGCAGGCAACCCATAGACACGCCACACCGTGACTCTTAGGAGAGCCTGATATGCACGAGTACCTCGAATCCCTCGTCGAGGCCCGCCAGAAGGCGTGGCACGAGGCGAAGGCCCTGATGACCCGGGCCACTGATGAAAAGCGTGAGCTGGACGGCGAAGAGCAGGCCCAGCTTGACCGCATCTGGTCAGACATTGACGCCAAGGATGTCCAGATCAAGGACATCACCGCACGCGCCCAGTCCGAGCGTGAGACCGACATCGCCCGTGAGGCGTACGCCGATCTCGTCCGCCCGGTCGAGGCGCCTGTCGTCGACGCTGTCGACGCCTTCCTGCGTGGCCAGACCAGCGCCCGTTTCATCGACATCGACATCCGCAAGGCGGCCGCTGAGAAGCGTGCCATCCGTGCAGGCGCCGGCGTCAAGGAACTGCGTGACCTGAGCACGACGGCTGCGGCTGGTGGCAACACCATCCCGACGTCGTTTGAGCGCACCCTGTACGACTTCCTCGAGACGGTTTCTGGCGTTCGCCAGATCGCTCAGGTCATCACCACCACGGGTGGCGAGAACCTGGACCTCCCGAGGGTTGCGTCGCACGGCACCGCCGCCATCGTCGGCGAAGGCACTGCTATTGCCGAGGCTGACCCCAGCTTCGCCAAGGTGACCCTCGGCGCTTGGAAGTTCGGCCAGCTGTTGCAGATGAGCGCCGAGCTCCTCCAGGACAGCGGCGTCGACATCGTCGGCTTCGCTGCGGCGGACATGGGCCGTGCACTCGGTCGGGTGACCGGCGCTGCGTACGCAACCGGCACCGGCTCCAACCAGCCGCAGGGAGTTCTCACGGCCTGCGGCACCGGCGTGACCGGCGGGACTGGCGTGGCGGGCGTGCCCACCATTGCCAACCTGACCGACCTCGTCTACAGCCTCGGCGATCCCGGCTACCGGGCCAACGCATCCTTCCTCATGCGGGATGCGACGGCAGGGAAGATCCGCAACCTGGTGAACACCAGCGGCGACTTCCTGTGGCAGCCCTCAGTGCAGGCCGGTCAGCCCGACCGTCTGCTCGGGTTCCCGGTCGTTACCGACCCGAACATCGCCGCTACGGCGATCAACGCCAACAGCGTTGCGTTCGGTGACTTCCAGGCAGGGTTCGTCATCCGTGACGCCGGCTCGATCCGCATCGACCGGAGCGATGACTTCGCGTTCAGTGCGGACTTGGCGACGTGGCGTGCGGTTCTCCGCACCGACTCGGACCTCCGAGATGCCAACGCCATCAAGTTGTACCGGGGCGGCACCGCCTGACCCTGGCACAAGGGAGCGCTGACCCGGCCGGTTTCGTGGCGTCCGGCCGGGTCAGCAGTCTCCATTTCTAGTCACGACCAGCCACGCAGGAGAGCCACATGCCACTCGTGTCCTACCCCGGGCAAGACGTCGCCGACCTCGAGGCCGCTGTCGCCTCGGTCGAGAAGGGCAAGGGCAAGGTCACCCAAGTCGTCGGCAAGATGGCCGGCCGCTGGTACCTGCTCATCGAATCGCCGCCCACCCGTAAGGCGCCAGCCAAGGCTGCTGCACCTCGCGAGACAAGGGGCAAGGCGTGAGCCGCCCGATCCATGTGGTGGGCAATGCGCCCTACGTCGGCACCGGGTACGGCCAGCAGATCGACCAGCTGACCCGCCTGCTGCTCGCTGACGAGTACGACGTGGCCGTGACGTGCAACTACGGGTTGCAGTCGGCCAAGTTGGAATGGAACGGCCTGACCCTGTACCCGGCCGGGTACGACGTGTGGGGCAACGACGTCATCGCCGGCAACGTCCGGGGCCACTTCGCCGGACGTCGAGGCTGGGTGCTCACCCTGTTCGACGTGTGGGTGGCGAAGGGTCCGTCGTGGGGCGAGATGAACGTGGCGTCGTGGGTGCCCGTCGACCACATCCCGACCCCACCCAAGGTCATGGACTTCTTCACCCGGTACAAGGCGCAACCCATCGCAATGTCCGAGTTCGGCAAACGGCAGTTGGAACTGTCGGGCCTTGAGCCGATGTACGCCCCGCACGGCATCGACACCGACATCTTCCGGCCCGGCATCACCGAGTGCAACGGCGTGACCCCACGCCAGATGCTCGACATCCCCGACGACGTGTTCGTGGTCGGCATGGTCGCAGCGAACAAGGGCATGTACCCGCCTCGCAAAGCGTTCCCCCAGGCCCTGTTGGGGTTCGCCCAGTTTCACCGGAAGCATCCCGACTCGGTGCTGGTGCTGCACACCGAGCGCTACGGCATGGCCGACGGGTTGGAGCTGGGGCGCCTGGCAGAAGCGTGCGGCATCCCCGACGACAAGGTCATCTTCACCGACCAGTACGCCTACCGGGTCGGCCTGCCCAACGACGTCATGGCCGCCGTCTACAACGCCTTCGACGTTCTGATGGCCCCGTCGTACGGCGAGGGGTTCGGCATCCCGGTCATCGAGGCGCAGGCGTGCGGCGTGCCGGTCGTGGTCAGCGACTTCAGCGCTCAACCCGAACTGGTCGGCTCGGGCTGGCTGGTCGACGGGTTCCCGTTTTGGGACGAGGCCCAGTTGGCGTGGCTGCACTACCCAAACCCGTACACCATCGCCGAGGCGCTGGGTGAGGCGTACAAGGGCGAGGGGCGGCCAGATAACGCCCGGCGTCATGCCCTCGCCTACGACCACCGGGCCGTGTACGACAGCCACTGGCGCCCGATCCTTGACGAGTTGGCCCGGCGCATCGAGGTGCCCGACGTCGACGTGCAACCCGTGGACATCTCGGCGCTGTGATCCCTCGCATCCTGCACCGGGTCGTGCCGCTCGAGGTGCCGCCACTGTTCGACGAGTGGTGGGGGCAATGGAAAGCGCTGCACCGTGGCTGGGGCTACGCCACCTGGCGGGACCCGCTGAACCCTGACGAGTGGGAACTGGGGCCGCTGTTTGAGCGGTGCGCCACCGGCGCCCAACTCGCCGGGCTGGTGCGCCTCGAGGCCGTGTGGCGCATGGGCGGCGTGTACGTCGACATGGACATGGAGCCGCAGCTGCCCATCGACGACCTGTTGGACAACGCCTGCTTCATCGGCACCGAGGACGGCGTCATTCTCACCGACGCCATGTTCGGCGCCACCCGCAACCACCCAGGCATCCGGGCGTGCATGGACCGGCTACTCAACGGCTACTGGTCGGCCAACCCGTCAGACACCGGGCCGAGGCTCACCACCGACGTGCTGCGTGGCCGCAGCGACGTGACCGTGCTGGACCGTGAGGCGTTCTACCCGTACTCCTGGGAGGAGCCGCACCTGGCCGCTGAGGCGTTCCCGAACTCGTACGCCATCCACCGCTGGAACCACTCATGGAAGGACTGGCAGGCATGAAGGTCGTGGCCGGGATGCTTACCTACAACGCCGTCACCTACGGCCGGCTTGAACTGGCTAGGGCGTGCGCCCGCAGCCTCGCCGCCGAGGCCGACGAGCTGATCGTGTGGGACAACGGCAGCACCGACACCACCACCAAGTGGGTGGAATCCATCGGGGGGCACCTCTACGACAGCCCGGACGGCGTGACGACCTGCGGTCGGGGCATGAACATGCTGGGCTCGGCGTGCGCCGCTCGAGGCGACGTGGTCGTGCTCACCAGCGACGACATGTTCTGGCGGCCCGGCTGGCGTGAGGTGCTCACCGACTTCTGGACCGCAGCGCACCCCAAGGTGATCCTGCTGTCGGGCCTGTTGGAGCCCGACTACCCGTGGTCGACGCCGGTGGGTGGGTACACCGCAGGCAACACCACCGCCCTGCTGCGCCCCTCGCTGCCCGGGTCGGGCTGGACGTTCCGCAGCCGGGACTGGCCGACCATCGGCCCGGTGCCTGAAACCCGCGGCCACGACGACGTCCCGACGTGCGAACGCTTGGTGCGGGACGGGTGGCTGCTGGCCGCCGTCGACATCGCCGACCACTGGGGCGAGGAGGTGTCGACGTGGGGCAACCAGTCGGCGCTGTACGCCAAGCCGCTCGACACCAAAGGGGTCAGGGTCACGTCGCTTGCGGGGGCTAGCATTGACCCCACTGGTGACGCCACGCCGGGCCAAGGGCAGGTGTGAGCGTGCAGTACGTCGAAATCGGTGAACTCAAGGCGATGCTGCGCATCACCGACTACGTCGACGACGAGCTGCTTAGCGCCCACATTGACGCTGCCAGCCGCACCGTGGACGACATCTGCCGGCGCACCTTCGACCTGGCTGACACCGCCACCGCCCGCATCTACCGCCCCGACTCGTCGCTGATCGTCCGACCCGACGACATCGGCTCGGCCACCGGGCTGGTCGTGCGCATTGACGACAACCTTGACGGCACGTTCGAGCGCACCGTCACCGACTACTCCACCGACCCGGTCAACGCCTTGGCGCTGGGCAAGCCCATCACCCGGCTCGTGGCGTACGACACCTACTGGCCCATCGACATCCGGCCCACGGTGCAGGTAACGGCCCGTTGGGGCTGGCCAGCCGTCCCTGAGCCGGTGCGCTCCGCCACCGCCATCCTGGCCGGACGCCTCTACAAGCGGGCCGACAGCCTGCTGGGCGTCGCCGGGTTCGGCGACCTCGGGGCGATCATGCTGCGGGCCGTGGACCCTGACGTGCAGCGCATGTTGGCCCCGTACACCCGGCCGATGGTGGGCTGATGGCCGGGAAGTTGTCGGACCTGCGGGCTGGGCTGGCCAAGAACCTCGGCACCATTCCGGGCCTGCGGGTCGCCCAGCTGGTGCCCGAACAGGTCAACCCGCCTGTGGCTGTGCTCACCCGTTCCACCGTCAACTACCACCTCGACATGCGTGGGGGCCTGACCGAGTGGCAGATGCAGGTGCAGCTGGTGGCGGGCCGCATGGCCGACCAGCAGGCGCAGCGCACCATCGACGCCTGGCTGGACTGGGACGGCGACTACTCGGTGCGCCGGGCCATTGAATCCGACCAGACCCTTGACGGCTCGGCGCAGACGTGCATCGTCACCAGCGCCGACGCCTTGACCACCCTCCAAATCGGCGACAGCGAGTACCTCGGCGTCGTCGTCAACGTGACCGTCTACGCCTAGGAGGCGAACGTGCCTAGTTATCGAGTGATCGGACCCCGTGTGGTAGACGGGGTTGCACCGGGTGGGACGCTAGAGTTATCCCCGGACGAGGCGCACTGGCTCATCGAAGCCGGGCACCTCGAACGCATTGCCACGAAACGCAAGTCAGCACCAGCGGCCAAGGCTGCTGACGCTGGCGTAACCGATTCGGAAATCGACCCAAGCGAGGGTGGCAATGTCCAAGATCGTTCTCACTAACTGCGTCGTCAAGGTTGACACCGTCGACCTCAGCGATCACGTCAACCAGGTCACCGTGACCGAAACGGTCAACGAGGTCGAGACCTCGGCGTTCGGTAACTCCAACGTGACCCGGGTGGGTGGCCTGCGGGACTCCAGCATCAGCCTGACGTTCCATCAGAACTTTGCCGCCGGCGAGGTGTACGCCACCCTCAAGGACAAGGTCGGCAGCATCGGCACGGTGCAGGTCATCCCGAACGGCACCGCCATCTCGGCGACCAACCCTTCGATCTCCCTCGAGGTTCTCTACACCGAGATGAGCCACCTCGACGGCAGCATCGGCGAGCTCAGCACCGCATCGGTGACCTGGCCCGCCAACTCCATTACCAAAGCAACAGCCTGATCCGTTAGGAGCCACGCATGGCAATGATGCAGCTTGAGGTCACGTTCGTGACTGGCGACCCGGTGGTTGTCAACATCACCCCCAAGGTGATCGTCGACGCCGAGCGCCACTTCAAGATGGGCATGAGCAAATTGTTCGGCGAGAACTCGTCGATGGAGCACATGACCTGGTTGGCATGGAAGGGGATGCTCGCCGGCGGCTACGAGGTCAAGACCTACGAACTGTGGCTTGACAACGTG